GCTTAATCGCGCAAGCCTTTTTTTATTTCATCATTTCTCAAACATGCTACAATATCCATGCGGGGTGCGGTTTTCCCTCCTTGTTTGCCAATCCCCGCCTTTCAAGAGGTTGCTATGTCTCGAATCTATTTTTGTATTATCTATATTTTAATTGTTTTTTATATTGGAATATCGGTTCTTGCATCTATTCCAGCTTATGCGGCTGTTGAGGCGTATGAGATTAATGAGTGATTTGAAAAGAGCTGTTTTTCGGTTTCTTGAGCTTAACCCCAAAGTCGATATTGCTGAAGTCGTAAAACGGCATTGCAATGAATACAAAGATTTGAACCGATTTAGGCGTGACGTATCGAACAGCCCTTTAGCTAAAAAGCTGGAATCGGGAGATTTTTTGCGATCTAACCATAAAACCGCACAGGCTCGCCCAAACAAGAATAAAAAAGTAGATTCTAAGCGGTGCTATATAACCGAAGATCAGATAAGGTTTATAAAATATGGCCGCTCTAGTATCTAATTTAATACGTCCACTTGATCTTGGCAGCACTGCGCTTACCCGTGCTGTTGTGGCTGGCGCTGATGCAGCTATGATTGATGGCTTCGTTTCTGGCTCAAACGGCATTGATGGCTCATCCGCTGCTAATTATTTTGAAAATGGTGGCACTGCTGTAGTCACAGATGATTGGTATTCAGCTTGGGCGGCTTTCCCTAGTGCAGCAACTTACGATATGAGTGCGGTAGATCGCGCTTTTGTTTGCCATTACAAAGTCGGATCGGCAACGTTTAACAATCTCAAAGCTGTTCGTTTCTGTCTGCGTTCCGGCTCAGGCACAGCCAATTGGGGTATATGGGAGTACACGTTAGACAGTACGGGAAATAACGGTTTTTATCACCCGTTTATGATGGTTGGTACACCCGATTCGACCGTAGGAACATTTGATAATACGGATATTACCGGCTTTGCCTTTATGGCGCAGCCGTCAAATACCGATGTTTTTGCTTTCGCCCAGTACATAGACCAGTTGGTTTTTATTGATGGGCCGGTTAATTTTGAGGACACAGGCACGGCGGCAACAGTCCAAATGCAAGATTATTTTGATCTTGTTGAAAGTTCATCCACGCAGGACTATAGAACACAACTTGCTGTAAAAGCGGGGCCAGCGTTTGAGTTTGGATTTCCTGTCAGAATAACGTCTGATGATTATTTATCCTCCTCAGCGGCAGAAGTAATTGCGTTTAAAGAAGCGGATTCTATAGGTTTTCCTTCGATGGCTTCGGGTTATTACCAATTAATATTTGAGCCACAAGCGTCTGGCTCTCAGGTTTACTCCAATTTAACAGCCGCAACGAACTCAACGGCTTATGACTTAACGATAGACGGCAGCGCAGCAGGATCAACGCTGGATTTTACCTCTTGCCTTTTTGCCGGTCTTGATGATGTTGTTATTAGTGGTGCTAATACTATGATGGCATCATGCTCTATTTCTTCTCCGGCAACCTGTGATATTGCTGAGGGCGACCTATCCTTAACAATTAACGATTCTGTGGCGGCGATAAACTGGTCTGCCGATCTTGTGGCGGGGTCTACAATTACCACTAACAGCCCTATTGATGTCAGTTTTGGTGTTGGCGATTATTCTGATATTAATATCAATATGACCGCAAGTGCTGATTTTGCTGTAAATCCGTCTACTGTTGGAACGTATGTTTTCACGGGATTAACAACGACTGGAACGGTTAATTTTGACAATGATTCAGCAAATAACACGACGATTTCAATATCTGGATCGTTAAACAATACGGTAGCAAGTCCTACTACTGGTGGCGGTACGATAACAATCACTCAGCCTCAAGATACGTTTACAATAACTTCCTCCGAATCATCGTCATTAATTCAGATATTTGCAACCGGCACACAAACATTACTTGACTCTACAACAGGCACAAGCTTGGCTTATGTGTTTTCTGGCACGGTGGTAGTCGATTATGTTGTCCAGAAGGCAGGTTTTATTCCTCAAAGGGTAACAGGTGTTACTTTAAGTGACACTACGGTAAATGTTTCATTGATTGCAAGCAGGGAATATGACGCTTCTCATGGGCTTACGTACACAACGGACGCAAGCTGGTCGAGTAATCAATTAACTGTCCCCACATACGGCGTAACGGCTCAAGGCGTTTTTTCTTTGATGATCGATAGCTTTATCAGTGAGACCGCTTTACGAAACACAGCGTTTAATCTGGAAATGGATGGCGCAGGCTCGCTTTATCTTACAAATGGCGCAGAAGGCGCAAGTGACTCGACTCCGGAAAACATCATTGATGGGGGTGTGGCTTACCTTGATTCATCCGGCACAACCACGGCGGCGTGGTCTTATGTTCAATCAATCGGCACAGCCACTGGATTCCAAGGCGAATTTCAGCAGGTTGATGGTTCTGGGACAGCAGATGCTAGGGCGACAGGCCCATTCGCACAAAATATCAAAGTCTTTGGTGACGCTACGCATGGTAATTTTGATTACAGAAACCACTTGGTTCTTAAGTATCAGCCTAATGGTTATCGTCCGGTAAGAGTTGATGTTTTAAGCACTTATGGAATAACAAGTCTCGCTCCGGCGGTCTACGTTGTTGCTATGGAGCCACAAGCAATAAGCGCGGCAACGGGTGATCCTGCTATTTCAATTACGATCACCAAAGAAACTACGCCGGTTACATGGAATGGTCAGGACTTTTCTATCACCGTTGAAGATACTGGCGCTAATTCTGGCGAGGCAATTTTAAGAGAGATTAACTATAATTTATCGCTCGATGCCACATATCAAGGCTTAGACCCGTTCAATTGGCCTGAAATGGTAAAAGAGCTGGGTTCTAGCTATGAAACCTTACGCGGCGTTGTAGAAGGTGATGGCACTCCAGTATTGCATGGCGTAAGAGTTATTAGAACAGGCGGTGACCCGCATCCAGACTTTACACGATTCCAAGCGGACAACGGAAATTATTACACGCCACCTGTTACAGCGAACGCTTCAATCACAAGCATCACTTCGGGATCAAGGGTAAGAATTTACAACGAGACCACGCTAACAGAGACTTATAATGACGTTGTGGGCACGTCTTATTCTGCCAGCTATACAGACGGAACTACGTACAGTAGCGGTGATGTAATCAATATCCGTATAACGCAGTCAGGCGCAAGCGCGGCTAAGTTGCCTTTTGAGACCACTGTAGTCGCTACAACAAGCGGCTGGTCTGCTATCGCAAGCCAAGAAGATGACACGGTATACGCCGCAAACGGAATCGATGGCTCGACAGTTACTAAGTTCACTGCTGATTTCACTGATGATGAAATAGATATAAATTCAGCGACTAATTTCACAATGGCTGAGGCGTACGCCTTTTATGTTTATCAGTTGACGACATCACAGGGTATAGCCGAGTTTTTCAATGGTGTGACTGCGATCGATGCTGGTAATTATCGCAACAATTCATCCATTGTCAGCATTTATTGGGACAACCTGACCACAACAAACGTAAGGCAAACCGATACGGCTCGATTTTTCCGTTCAGATGGCAATTATCCCGTTAAGAATGGAGGGGCAACAACTGGTGGAGGTGGCGTAGATTTAAACTGGTTGAATCAGGTCTACGTTGTAGAAACCGGCACAAGCGGCTTAACAGCGCAGGAATCAGCCTTATTAAACGACATATCAAGCGTTAAAACGCAGACGGATAGATTGACCTTTACACAAACAGGCGTAGTTGATGCCAATATCCAATATGTGAATGATGTTGAGGTGTCAGGAACCGGCCAAGATAACGACCCTTGGGGGCCGTAAATGAGCGCTTGGCTAAACTCATGGGGGCTATCATGGGGTAATAGCTGGGGCAGTCTAAGCGAGCAAGAAAGACCGCCAGCGGGCTATGGCGGGTATAAAGACACCCAAACTACAGAGGATGAAGAGATTGTGCTTTTGGCTAAGGTAGTAATAGATATTATTAACGACAACATAGGTGATGTATGACAGAAGAAACAAAAGAACGATTTAACGCAAAACAGGCGATTGAAAACATCGACGCACAGCTAGACGCATTTGAGCTGGTTATTGATGCTAATATCAAAGCAATCGATGATATTCGAGAGCGGCAAGAAATGATCGTATCAATGCTGCACAAAATGTCGTCTGCCTTGGGGCTTCCAAAGTCTATTCTTCCTGATTTAAAAGAGGTGGGTTAATGGCTAATGGCCAAAGAGGTAGAAAGTCCTTATTTAAGGATGAGTATATAGAGCAAGCATACAAGCTGTGTCAGCTTGGGGCTACGGATGTACAGATTGCCGAATTTTTCGGCGTTACAGAAAAAACACTAAACAACTGGAAGCATGCTCACCCTGAATTTTTACAGTCCTTAAAAAACGCAAAGGATGATCTTGATGCTAGGGTGGAAAGGTCTTTGTTTGAACGGGCAACAGGTTACAGCCACCCAGAGGATAAGATATTCAACCATGCTGGTGAGCCGCTTATTGTTCCCACGGTTAAGCATCACGCGCCCGATGTAACAGCGCAGATATTTTGGCTTAAAAATAGGCAGCCGGACAGGTGGCGAGATAAGCAGGAGGTGCACAATACCGGAGAAATAACAGTTAAAGTCACAAGAAAGAAGTTTGATGGCTCAGACGATTGAGTATGTGCTAAAGCCGCAAGGCCCTGTTTTACAGCAGTTTGCAGATTGCCGTAAAAGAAATAGCTTTATCCGTGGGCCGCTTGGAAGTGGAAAAACAGTTCAAACGATCTTAAAAATATTCGATATCATTTGCGAACAGGCCCCCGTAAAAGCGAAAGATAATAAAAATTACAATACTAGATTGTCTAGGTGGATAGCGGCACGAAATACATATTCCGAGCTATTTTCAACAACGATCAAAGACTGGCTTGAGATTCATGGCGATCTTGGACAGTTTAAGCAAGGCTCAAAAGAACCCCCGACACACTATCTTGATTTCAAGCTTGACGATGGGACTCACGTTAAGGCCGAGATTATTTTTATTGCGTTCGACCGTCCAGATCACGTTAAGAAGGCTCGGGGAATACAGGCTACTGGGATATGGCTCAACGAAACAAAAGAGTTGGCAAAAGCAGTTGTTGACATGCTAGACCTTAGGCATGGTCGATACCCTTCAAAAAAAGAGGGCGCTACGCCCACATGGCATGGTATGGTTGGTGATACAAATGCTCCAGATGAGGATCATTGGTATTACAAGCTAGCGGAAGAGGATAAGCCTGATGATTGGGCTTTTTACACTCAAGCTGGGGGTGTGTATAAGAAGGGCGAAAGCTGGGAAATAAATCCTTACGCTGAAAACCTAGATAATCTACCGAAGGGCTATTACGAAAGAGGTTTGCAGGGTAAGTCTAACGACTGGATAAAAGTCAACCTAGCAAACGAATATGGTTTTGTTAGTGCGGGCAAGCCTGTTCACCCAATGTATGTCGATAGTGTCCACTGTGTTGATATGTCATTTATGCCTGACAAGGGACTAGATATTGTTTTAGGTTTTGATTTTGGCCGTACCCCAGCATGTGCCTTTATGCAAAGAACGTCGATCGATAGATGGATTTGTTTTGATGAATTCCTCGCTCAGGATATGGGGGCAGTGGAATTTGCTCCACAACTTAAGCGATATATTGATCAACACTATCAAGGGTATCGATTCAAAGGCTGGGGCGACCCCTCCGGTGACAATGGAAATCAGGCTAACTCTGATACACCATTTAAAATAATCCGTGCCGCTGGAATACCGTGTGCTCCAACCCAATCCAACGACCCGATAAAACGAAGAGCGGCGCTTGAGTCTCCAATGAAGGAGCTGGCGATGGATGGTAAGCCAAGGTTTATAGTTTTACCTAAGGCTAAAACCATAAGAAAAGGCTTGCAGGGTGGATTTTGCTACAGACGACTACAGGTAAGTGGAGAAAAATACACTGATGAGCCTGATAAGAACGAGTATTCTCACCCTGTTGAAGCTTTAGAATATGGGCTTCAGGGCGAAGGAGAGGGCAGGCAGGCCTTGTCAAGGTCTAGTAACTCCTTTTCAAGACCGCATCAAGCTAAGGTTAATGTAAAGCTATGGTAAATATATGAAAAAAAGCAAAAGTGATTATGAAGATTATCTTAAAAAAAATGGTTTTTTAATGCTTTGCGGGGAGCCTAAAAAGCTAGACACGAGCAGTCTGACACATGATGACGTTAAAGTCTTAGATGAGGAAACAGTCAGCGACATATCATCTAATAAGCAGTTTTACATTATCAGCTAATGCTCGGTGTGACAGCTTTTATCGTTTACCGTTCAGGCAATGACCACTGGATAAGCCGATTTTTGCACCCAGAGATAAAGCATTGTTTTATTTGTTTTATTGATCGGGGTAATTGGGTGTCCGTTGATTACACCTTAGACGGAATAAGCGTTACGGTTAGTAACAATCTGCCCGAAGGTGTATACTATCAAAGAGTAGATATTGATAGGCTAAGGTTATGGCCCGTGTTCCCTACCTGTGTTGGTATGGTCAAGCACATAATCGGAGTGAAAAACCCCTTTATATTAACGCCGTGGCAATTATTGAAGAGTATTGACTATGGGAAGCAAAGCCAAAAAACCAAAGAAAACAAGCGAAGAAAAGGCTAGAGAACGCTATCAAGCTATCGAGCTTGATCAGCAGATAGCAGAGTCAGAACAAAAGTTCAAAGCCTTGGCCCGTAATAAGCTTGGTGCACAATCTTTGCTGGGTGGAGCCGTTGACGCGCCAAAGTATGATAGCAAGGCTCCAAAGAGTAAGTACGAAAAGGTCAAGCCTAAGAAGAAAAAAAAGCTGATTCCAAGTGATACTCAGGGCGGTGATAGCGGTAACGATGGTGATGGGGGCTTCTGATGCTACCTAATATTTTTACTTTAAAGGCCTTAAAGGCAAGGGCCAAAAAAGCATTTGAGAGAGAGATGCAGTGGGAAAACCTGCTTTCTGATGCCTACGACTATTTCCTCCCTAACAGAAACCTATTTGACCGTGATGATGTTGGTCAAAAGAAAATGGATTTAATCTTTGATTCGACTGGCCCTGTAGCTATTCAACAGGGAGCCTCGAAGCTACAAGAAAATATCGCACCTATATGGTCAAGGTGGGCTATTGCTGAAATTAGCGAGGAGATGGCCCGCGAAATAAAGTTATCGGGTGGTCAGGTTGATGAGAATCAAATACGAGAAAGCCTAGAAGAGCAGAGCGAGATTATTTTTGACTATATAAACCGCTCTAATTTCTCAACGCAATTCTTTGAAATGGCATTAGACCTACTGATTGGCACGGGAACGCTAATGGTACAGGAAGAGACTGACGACGATGTTATCTCATTTCATGCTTTACCTCAGAAATATATTGCATTTGAAGAGGGGCCAAACGGCAAGATAGAAACACATTGGCGCAAACATAAGGTAAAAGCGCGTGATATTGAACGCATGTGGCCCGACTTTAAACCAAGCCAGCCTATGTCTGAGAAGATCAAGAAAGACCCTGACTGCATGATCAATTGCACGGAAGGCGTTATTTTTGATCCAGAAGCCAAGGAATACCACGGTGTGGTGTGGTGTGATGATGAGAATCATGTTTCTTGGTATTTCAACTACAAAAAATCTGGCCCTATGATTACGGGTCGATACTCTAAGACAGCCGGTGAGGTCAGAGGTAGGGGGCCAGCCGTTCAAGTATTGCCTGATGTAAAAACTTTAAATAAGGCGAAAGAGTTTGCTTTAACCAAGGCTGCAATTGATCTTTCGGGCATGTGGACTGCTACTGATGATGGCGTTACAAACCCTTATAACATCACGATAGCTCCAGGAGTTGTACTGCCTGTAGGGTCCAATAATTCAAGCAATCCCTCCATATCGAGACTTGATACGTCTACCGATTTAAAGCTAGGTTTATTTGTCATTGAGGATTTACAGAATACGATTAAAACAACTTTGTTTAACGATATTCGCAGCCCTGATAGCCCTGTGCGCTCAGCCACAGAGATAGCAATAGAGCATCGAGAATTAACTAAACGTATAGGATCGGCCTACGGTCGGCTTCAGACAGAGGTGCTAGTTCCTATCTTGAAGCGCGTCATGTATATCCTTATCCGTCGAGGCAAAATTGATCCTATTCTTGCGGATAATAAAGCAGTCGATATTAAGTTTACCTCCCCGATGTCACGGGCACAGGACATGGAGGACATCTTATCTGTTCAACAGGCTGTCGAGTTCACTTTAAATACCGCTGGCCCCGATCAAGCCAAGATGGCATATAAGCTAGAAAACTTTGGTACATGGGCCGCTAAGAAAACAGGCATGCCGGCTGAGTTGGTTCGATCTGAGGCCGAGAAGGCGCAAGTTATACAGGCAGGCGCACAAGCGGCACAGGCGGGAATGGAGGTGGCACAAGCATGAGCTGGGATGATGTAGAGGTAAAATCACCTAATCAGATATCTGAGCAGCGAGAAAAACAAGCGGCGATAGCTAAGCATTATCACGCTTGCTTTACCTCTGATTCCGGTAAGGCTGTTTTAGACCACCTTGTCCAGAATTTCATCATGTCAAATGATACCGATATTCATTCACCTAACATTGAGTACGTCAGTGGTTATCATGCGGGTGAAGCAGGCATAGTGAAAATGATTCTTAATCAAATGAAGAGAGCGCAAGAGCTATGAGTGAAGATACTTTACTAAACAGTGAACCTTCAAACGAAACAAACGAAACGGAGCAACCTTCCTTTCTGTGGGCCGAAGGTGTGGCGGGTCAAGGCGATGTGCCCGAGTGGTATAAAGCAGATAAGTATAAATCCGTATCAGATCAGGCAAAGGCGTATGGTGATCTAGAAAAGCGGTTTGGCGGTTTCACGGGTGCCCCTGAGGCTTATGAGTTAGGTGAGGATGTTGATCCCGAGGACACCTTCGTGCAAATGTTGTCCGAAATTGGCACCTCTTCAAATATGAATCAAGAGACTTTTGCTAAGGTTTATGAACTTGGTGAAAAACTGCTAGAAGCTAACGCTGGCATCAATAAAGAGCGTGAAATGGCAGCGCTTGGAGATAAAGCCGAAGAACGCATACAGAATGTTGATGCCTTTCTGAAAAACAATTTAGGTGCTGATTACGAGCGTCTAATGGCTGGCGTGAATAGTGCTGCTACTGTTGAGCTTGTGGAAAAGCTAATTGCTCAAACGGGTCAAGCTAAGTTGCCAACTGGCAATGCCGTTCCGGTTAATGTGCCAACGCAGGCCGATATTGATGAAATGATGAATAAGACCGACGAGAATGGCAGGCAGCTTTATCATACGTCCGAGTCCTATCGTAACAAGGTACGCCAAGCTATGGCTCAAATGCACGGAAAGTCTGAGTTTTCCTATGTGGGTTAATGTTTGACAATTAGCGACACATTGTTACAATTTATGTAATTCTCCGATACCCGTAAGGCCGGAGGTGGTTTTTAAGTTTGTATGACCGCCCCCGTATCGGGACACGCGGAAAGCAAATAGTAACTATTTTGTTTTCTGAATATTGGAGAATACTATGTCTAAGTTTCTTTCAGATGTAGCACGTACGGAATTTGATAGCATGGTTAAGCATGCGTATCAGGGTTCAGGTAAGCTACGATCAACTATTGAGTATCGCGGCAATGTTGTCGGCGACACTTATAAATTCCGTCTAATGGGTAAAGGCCAAGGCCACGAACGTACTGGTTCTAGTTCTTTAGTTGTACCTATGGATATTACTCACTCGTTACCTACTGCCACTCTGACAGATTGGGAGCATCCAGAATATACCGACATTTTTGATGCGGCTACTGTGAATTTCGATGAGCAGCGCCAGCTAACTCAAACTATCGGTAAAGCAATGGGTCGCACAGAAGACCAGATCATCATTGATACTGTAGTGGCAGGTACTTACAACACCACTGCTACTGATGGTCAAGGTTTTGATATTGCCGCAAGTGATACTGGTTTCACTACTGACAAGCTGCAATCATTACGTGCTTACTATGACGACCTAGAGTGTGATGATACTGTCACTATTGTGGTATCAGGTACGGGTATGCAGCGCTTGTTAGATAACACTGAGACTACATCGTCAGACTTTAATACGGTTAAAGCATTGGTTAATGGCGAAATGAATACCTTTATGGGTTTCAAGTTCGTTACTGTTGGTGCTCGTCGTCTTGAAGGCGGTTTAGGTGGTTCGGGTTTGGTTGCTTACGCATGGGCACCTAATGCTGTTGGTCTTGCGTGTGGTAACTTATCAAAATCAATGTCTGTTGACTGGATTCCAGAACGCACCTCTTGGCTGTGTAATGGTATGTTAAAATGTGGTTCTACTATCATTGATCCAGAAGGCACAGCGCGTATCGCGTTCGTTTAATAGGAGAAATTAATCATGGCTTTTGTAAGAACTGATCTACAAGCAATTGGCGGTCAAACTGGCACTTCTCCTACTATCTGGAGTTACACCACGACTGACACTATTGCTGATGCAAATACAGCGGGTTATTTCAATGATGCTTCTGAAGTTTTAGAAGTTGGCGATCTAATCTATCTGTGGACTTCAACAGGTGGGACGCCTGTGGCTGTGCTGTCGCAAGTATTGAGCAACGCTTCTGGTGTTGTTGATATTGCGGACGGTACTGTTTTAGCCGCAACTGACACCGACTAATTAAAAGGGGCTTCGGCCCCTTATTTATTATGAAATGGTTAATTTTATTACTGTTAATCCCTCTTTTTGCTTTTGGTCAAAGCTATGAATTGAGAAGCCCTGCACCGTACCCCGATAATATTAATTTGGGCGAATACCCTTTTGTCAGCACATTAAATAAATTTGCTTACCGTGACGGTATTCAAGCGGCAGATGGTGACGCTTTGGTTTGGCCTGATGGTGCGATCAATACTCCAACTATTTTGACATCTGCCAGCACCTTTACAGTTACATACAATAATGCAACTGATGGCCTGGGGACTACTGGAGCGCTTTCATTGCTGTTTACCTACATTGATGAAAACGAAGAAGAAACTACAGGTGTTTTAACTTTAGGCTCTTCCGGTTCAGATGTAACAAGTTTTTCAGGGCTAGGAATTAATCGAGTGGTGGTGCTATCCAGTGGTTCGGCTGGATTTAATACAAACGACATTACTATTACGGCGACAACGGGCGGTAGCACTCAGGCTTTCTTAGATGCGGGAACAAGTGTTACTCAGCAATTAATAGCCCACATTCCCGCGAATACGACTGGGATAGGTAAGTTTTTATTTGTAAATGCGTTACGCCTTTCTGGAGGCAGCGCCCCAAGAGTTGTCTTTAAAGTCAAAGTGTATAGCAGGATAACCCAAACAACGTATGAAGTATTCCGCTATGAGATGGACACTGGTGTGCAAAACAGTTTGGCGCTTATAGACCCTATAGGTTTTAATTTCTCTCCAAGGAATGTGATTTATATTACAGCCAATACAGACACCAATAATACCGATGTTTCTGCTAGGATTTCTATCCATCGCTATGAGAACCCATAATGGCCTCAAAAATAGACCTTATATCTAATGCGTTAATCTTAATTGGTGACGTACCAATTAATGATCTTACTGGTAGTGATCGCCGCAAAGTTATTGCAAATAACCTATACGATAACATTGTTAAGAATGAGCTATCAAAGCATCGATGGGGGTTTGCTCGAAGGCTTCAAGCATTATCGTTGTTGACGTCGACCCCTATTGGTAACGAATGGCAATATGCTTATCAATTACCATCCGATCTGATTGCATTAATTAAGTTAGACCCACGCATTCGTTATCAGGTATATGGAACGCAAATTTATTGTGACTACAACCAAACATTGTACGCTGATTATATTTACGATTGCCCCGAATCTGAATGGCCCATCTATTTTTCAAAGATGATTGAATATGCCCTTGCTAGAGATATGGCAACGTCACTAAGAGATTCCACTTCTATACGTGTTGAGATGGCGGCTGAGTACGAAAACGCCTCGCGTATGGCAAGGTACAGTGATTCACAACAGCACCCACAAACACCGATTGTAAGCAGACCCTTTATTGATGTGAGGCCATAATGGCTAAAAGCAGGTCAATACAAAATAATTTCCTTTCAGGGGTGTTATCACCACTGATAAACGGCAATGTAACCTTGCAACAGTACTATCAAGGCTTGCAGCAGGGCGAGAACGTTGTCATTGTGCCTCAGGGCGGGGTAAAGCGGCGAGGCGGCATGGCGTTTTCGCTTGAGCCTTACAACACGCTACAAAGGCTTACGACTACGCCCACGATGCCGAACGGTGGCACACCTGCAAATATTAACGATGGTGATACGGCAACCACAACGGCAACTACTACTCCGATAGGCACAACTGATCCTTATGTGGTCGCTCAGTATGATTTAGGTTCCGCACAAGAGGTCGTGCTAGTTGATGTAAAAGGAGCCAGTTTATCGGTAGGTTCATCCGATGAGTTCAGGATTCAATATTCAGATGATGGCGCAGCATGGTTTGGAAGTTATCGGAACTTATCACTTGATACAACAAGCGCAGATAAGCGGATAGAAATCAACACGGTATCAGGCTCCAGTTCGCTACCACATAGATATTGGCGACTGGTCAAAATAGGTGGCACAGATGCAGGCGCGGCGGTTGTTAATATTGCCGAGTTTAATCTCTTGGTTAATTCAGGAACACTATCTAATGTCGGCAACGTAGGCATGTCGCCTGATGTTGGTGTTGATTACTTAGCTATTCTTACGGATGGAAATATTCAAATAATCCGCTATGTTGGCAATACCCTTGTTAATGTCGGGAGTGTTGAAGCCCCTTACGCTAGTGCTGATGTATCTAAGGTTAGAGGGGCTACGCTAGGTAGCGTTACCCTGTTATTCCACGAGGATTACCCGACACAAAGGCTAATTAACTACGGCGATCCATTTGTTAATAGTGGCGTAACAACAAATCCTTTTGATGATTATTCATATTGGTATATCGATGATGCGCCGTTTACCAACGTCCCTTTATTCGATTACAACGACAGCTTAAGTCCTGTTCCTGTCGCTGAACAGCAAGATATAGCTTTTGGTAGCTTCTCTAGGGGGATGCAATACCAGATAAACATTAATAATATTTTAAGCAAGCAAATTACTTTTGCCGGTGACGCCACTCCAGATGAGCAAGCGTCCACAGAGGAGAATTTACGTAAGAATCTGCAAGATATGCCAGTGTTTGGTGATACGGGAATATCGGTAAACCGTGTAGGGGCGAACCAATATCGAATCACAATTGAGGGTGAGTCTGCGGATGATTACAATTTGTTTAGCGGCTTTAATACTACAGGCACAACGTCAGCCAGCATCACCTTTACTAAAGTTGCAACGGGGTCACCTAGGCGCGAGCCTGTATGGTCTGCTAATCGCGGTTATCCGCGCATGGGAACTTTTTTTGAGGGGCGCTTGTGGATAGGTGGCACACGAGACAAGCCGCAATCTTTATTTGCGTCTAAGTCAGGTTCCAACCTTGATTTTGATACTGGTTCAGGCGCGGATGACGAGGCGATATTCACCACTCTATCAGGCAGGCGATTAAACGCCATTACTGATATTTATGCTGGGAGAAACCTTCAGGTTTTTACTACAGGCGGTGAATATGCCAGTTTAACATCAGGTGTTACCCCTTCATCCGTTAATTTAAAAAACCAAACGTCTAACGGTTCGCTTGACGTTGCAGTTCAGGAAGCTGACGGGGCGGTTATCTACGCAGACCAGAATGGTAAGACTCTAAGAGAGTTTATCTATACGTTTAACGAGGATGCTTACAATTCAACCGATATCAGCGTTCTATCCTCTCATTTAATCAAAGAGCCTGTATCTATGGGCTTTCTCACAGGTACAGCATCAGATGATGCTAACTGGTTGTTTATTATCAATGCCGATGGTGATGCCTCGGTATTAAACAAGCTTAGGTCGCAAGATATAAACGGCTTTACAAAGATGACCACCACAGGCAATATTTTAAAGGTGACGGTTTTCGGTGATGAAGTTGCATTTGTTGTTGATCGAACGATTAATGGCGTTGCAAAACGCTACGTGGAAAGGTTTACATTTTCAAATAGAATGGATTGCTCGGTGTCGTCAGTTTTTACCTCTTCAACCATAACTGGTCTAGACCACCTAGAAGGTGAAACGGTTGACGTTAGAGTAGATAACACTGTTTTAAGTCAACGCACAGTAACGGGTGGGCAAGTTGTTTTAACTGCCTCGGAGTCAACAGGACTAAATACAAGTAATGTTGTTGAGGTTGGACTCAACTTCAACGTGGCTGTTCAGTCGATGCCGATGAATACCAACATTGGAAGCGGTGAAAACTTTTTGCGATTGAAGAAAATCACGCGAATGAACTTGCGTGTCTATGAAACCACGGGCGTTTACGTCGATGGCTACCCAGTAGCGAACAGATCGTTTGGCGAGCCTTTTGGCAGTCAGGACGTGTTGACAGGTATAATTGATGATTTTTACGTTGCCGAGGGTTGGAATAGGGGCACCGTTCCCGTTATCACATGCCCAGCCCCGACGCAATTTCACCTGCAAGCTATTGAGTATGAGGTAGAATCGTCGTGAATGATTTAAGTGTTGTCGAGATGGAAGAGGAGATGAGACACCTCCCGCAAATAAAGCTGGAAACAATACACCGTTTTTCGGATGGGTGTTATGCCAGAGAGCTAAGAATTCCAGCGGGTGTTATGTTGTCTGGAGCCTTACACAAAACCAACCACCATTGGGTTCTTTCTAAAGGTAAAATCTTTGTTAAAAATGGAAATGAGAAAATTATCTACGAAGCCCCTTATCATGGGCAGACGTATTCAGGGGATAAAAGGATTATATTTGCTTTTGAAGATTCAGTATTTACAACTTTTCATGTAACTGATTCAACAGACATTGAAGAGATCGGACGCGAGATTTTAGGAGAAGAGTTATGAGCTGGGTTGTTACGGTTGTAACCGTTGCCGCTGCCGTGTATTCCGCTCAACAAAGCAGAGAGGCGGGTAAGCAGCAGCAATATAATCTTGAAAGGCAAGCCGAGCAGGAAAGATTGTCTGCCGAAGATCAAGAAATACAGCGTAGAGATAAGTTAAATAAGGTTCTCTCGGCCAATATCGCCAGTGCAGCGGCTTCGGGCACTTTAGGCGAAGGATCACAACAGTCTATAGCGATAGGTGCGGCGCAGCGGGTGGCTAGCTCGGAGGGTGCCGAATCCTTATCCGAACGAATGCGGCAAGATTTATTACGTAGAGAAGGCAAAGCGGCAAAAACGGCAGGGGATGTCCAAGCCGCTTCTACTTTATTGAATGCAGGCGTTAAGGCAGCGAGAACACGCTCCGCCCAAAAAACCCAATCACAGGCAGCGAGAACACGCTCCGCCCAAAAAACCCAATAAAAAGTTCGGAAGGTTAGGAAATGCTAGAAGAAATCCAACGCTATGGCAGTATCCGGCCCCAAGGGGTAGGCACTTCATCCAGAGAGATTAGGATGCAGGCTTTGGCGAACCTTGGGAAAAATATTAGTGATGCTGGCTTTGGGTTGCTTGCAGAGAAGCGGCAAAAGGAAGGGCAGATTGAGGGCGCTAAAGCGGGCCAAGAAGCAGTCGAAACAGGAGAAATTAAAGAGCAAAAAAGCCTTTTTCCTTCTGTTTATCAAGAATCGTTTAATAACGCCCAACAAGCGGCCTACCTCGCTGGTGTTGATCGACAAGCCGTAGAAAGATTGTCTGAGCTTGAAAATGAGTTTTCTCACGATCCAGAGGCTTATCAAAAATCCGCTCAAGGTTTGCTTGAAGGTTATGTGAAGAATGCGCCAGAGTCTTATAAGTTCGCGCTTAACGAATCGATAGGCAAGTATGTTTCCCGTGGAACCATGCGTATTAATGACAATGTTGTTAAGCGGGGCAAGGAGGAAGCCAAAAGCGAATTGCTAGGCGCTCTTGATACCTATTCGAGAGAAGCATCAAGGGCGGCAAGAAACGGCGATGTCGATGCTGTTCAGGACTATTTGCAGAAGTCTGAATTAAGTGCGGCTGCCTTGGTTGAGTCTGGTGAGTGGACTAAGGAGCAGGCTGATGAACAGGTGCGTGTTGCGCGAAACGAAACAACAGCACAGGTTTACTTGCAGATAGTCGATGACTCAAGCATAGAAGAAGCGACTAAAGTTATTGAACAAGCAGAGAAAGACGTTCCTAAAGGCTTTTCGGGTGATGAGTGGGATAGAGTTATAGCTGGCGCTAAAATGCGCTTAAAGACTAAAATGCTTAATCAAGCTAAGGCCGGAAGCGGAAAGCCTAAAGATATTTACAGGGATAGAGAAACCGCGCTAAGAATTGCCTTGGATAGCGGTGACAGTGACCCCGAAAAGCTACAAGAGGAGCTATTTTTCCTCTACAACAAAAAAGTGTTCACTCCATCGCAAACTGCTGGTATTTATTCAAAAATATGGGAAGGCATTGGTGAGCAAGAGAAAGTCTGGAATCGCTATCACGGGGATTCTTCAATCGTCGTACAGCCTAAAGCGGTTGACAATGTTTACCGCAAAGATATTGCAGAATTAGAGGCGGGTGATAAGGTCAATTTTGTCCGTAATGTTAATCTCGTTCCCGAGACCATGAAAAAAGAAATTCTTAATGATTTGCACTCGGGCGACATTCAGACTGCGGCAAGCGCCGCTGATATGATAACTCGATTGGAAGAGATACAAGGGCTACCGGATACATTTAAATCTACTGATAAGGCTTACGCAGCGCAGCTAGACAGATTGATTCAAATTTATGAGCCTGAGACAGCGGTTAAAATGGCAAGGGAAATGACCGATCCTAAAGATAAAGCAAGAATCGAGGCCGCTCAAGACTTTATCAAGAAAGAGTATAAAAAAGGTTTTTCTGATCACGCAGAAAAAGCAATGGGGCCATTCTTCGGTAAGCTAGATCCAATGATTGCGCCAAATATAACAAAGGATTATGAAACCGCGTTCAAGCAAAATTACATTAACGGCATGGACGAAGATCAAGCCCATGAAGCTGCTGAAAGGGATTTAAAACGTGTTTATCAGGAATGGATGGGGCGACCTATGAAATATTCCCCTGACAAATACTATCAGGTAGAAGGCTCTACAGATTGGATTGCGAACGATGTAATCAAGGAGTTAAAAACGAATATAGCCGGATCGCCAGATATATTAGATTTTTACCTCATTCCTACAGATCAAACGGCAAGAGAGGCCGAAACAGGGAAGCCAAGTTATATTATTCGCTATAAAACTAATGAGGGATGGGATTCAATCGGGCGATATTACCCTGATATTGAAGGGCAGATAGCTGGGAAAATAGAGGAAAATCGAGCATTTGTTGATAAAATGAGAAAGCGTAAAAGCTTTACTTATGATCCCACGCCGTCAGTGTTTGGACCTTAATTATGCCTATAGTAAGAGATGAAATAGACTTAAACGTAGATCGGGCGATTAATTATGCCGCTCCTGAAATTAAAGACGATATTAGCTTTAAGAAAAAACTAACGAGCGCTTTTCGTCTTGAAAATGAAATTATCTCATTTATAGCAGAAGAGGGGGGATTACCTGATGGTTACGCCTCAACTGAATATGATGTGTTTTCAAAATTTACGGAAGAGGAAAAGCTGGATAAGCGCTTTATTGATGCGGCTGTTTATGCTGACAATGATTCAGAACTAGAGGCGGTAAGAAACCAATATCAGCGGGAGCTTGCGGACAGAGAAAATATCCAAGGATATGATGGTGTCCTTGCAGCAATACTTGCGGGAACTTTAAGCCCTGTTAATTTAATTCCTGTAGGTGGCGCAGCGACTAGGGCATACAAGTCAGGAAATGTTTTAAAGGGTGGTCTGAGTACTGCGGCGGTTGCAGCAGGTACGGTCACAGCATCTGAGGCGTTGTTGCATGAATCTCAACTAACCAGAACGGGTGATGAATCCGCACTTAACATTACTGGCGGGGCGTTGCTTGGTGGTGCCCTTGGCGGCTTGGTCGCTAAGTTAAATAAAAACACCTTAAATAAGGCTGCAAAAGAAATTGAGACTACGTTTGATGGCCCAGAAGTTACGACTAGAGTGGGGCCGGATAGTGTTGGTGCGGCTCAAGTCTTTGGTGATGTTCGCATTAAGGGTAAGAATGTTGAAAAGGCATTGTCGGCTTTAAAAGGGATTGACCCTACAGCGAGAGTTATGACCGCTGATAGTCAAGCGGCTAGAAAGTATGGTGCAATGCTATTTGAAAACCCGTTAGAAGTTGAGGGATTAAAAGGCCGCTCCGTTGAGCAATCCGCAAGAACAAAGCAGCAAATGTACCTTGGCCGAGCGATTAATGTAGCGCATAATGAATTTAAGAAGTTAAAGGAATCGGGCAGCAAAATAAAATACCGTGAATTTGATGAAATGGTGTCCAGAGAAATAAGGAACCCTAATTCAACAGGAAACGAATACGCAGCTAGGGCGGCCAATGCTTACTCTAAAGAGGTTTTTGATACTGTATTAAAAGAAGGTCAAGAGCTTAAATTATGGGGCGATGATATGGACGTTGTGACCGCTAAACGGTACTTGAATCGGCGCTGGAACAAAGAAGCGGTAGCAGGAAATATAAAAGAGTTTGAGCGGGTAATTGAGGACTGGATTAAACGAACTGACCCCTCTGTGGAGTCGCCGGATGAATTAGCTAGCGATATAGCGTTAAGGATTATGGGTACGCCTGATGGGATGATCCCTTATGATGCGGTAATTCGTGAGGGCGTTGAGGGTGTTTCTGAGGCACCAAACCTTAATAAATTAAAAGGCTTGCAAGTCTCTGAAAAAGTTTATGTAAAAGAAACTGGCGAATTTAAAAAAGTAAAGGGTGATGCTTTTGAGGTTCACGGCAGGCTAACGAAGCAGCGTAAAATGGTTGATGTTCTTCGGGGGTGTTTAAATGCGTGAGGTTTCATTAGCAAGTATCCAGCCTGAAAAAAAAGAGGATTTATCTAAGGTTATTGAGGCAGCAGTTAAAGCCGCATTGTCGGGCCAGCCTGTACCCGTGATTAAACCATCTACGGTTGTTAATCCGCCCGAGGTCAATGTAACCGTACAGAAGCCCGCCGCAAAGCATGTAATTGAGGTCAAGCGCGATGGAGCGGGTAGAATTGAGCGAATGATAGTGAGTGCTTATGAGCCTGAGTAACTGTATAAAAAAGGCAGGTAAATCTTTATCTAAGGTCGATGCAGATTATTTAAATAATCGGTACAAGATCGCTTTAAATAAAGGTTTAGATGATGTTGCAGCAGGCAATCAAGCGCTTGATGACTTAGCTAGGATCATTGATTCAGACATTGATACTGTACTGTCAAAGACTGGCGTGAAGGGTAAAGGAAAGCAAGGACTAAGATCACCTTTTAAGGCTAGAAATTTTCTTATCCCTGATGAGCTGGTGGAGCCGTTTTTAGAAAACTCGGCTGAGCAATTAGCGCACATTTACCTAAGACACACAGTGCCTGATATTGAGATTTTAAAAGCCTTCGGGGATGCTAAGACCGCGCCAAAAGATACGCTAGACTTCTCGATCATCAATAAAGAAATCATGGAGGATTTTAGAAAGAAAGCGGTTGAAGCAAAGACAGAAAAAGAAGCGAATAAAATTATTAAGGAAGGTCAAAAGGTTGTCGAGGCAATGGCAGGCGTGAGAGATCGTATAAGGGGTGTTTATGACCTACCCGAAGGATCGCCTACATTTGGGCGAAGGTTTAACGCGGCTATGAGAAACCTTAATTATGTGAGGTTAATGGGCGGGGTTGTCGCCTCGTCAATTCCCGATATTGGCAAACAGGTTATGGCCGAAGGTTTTATGCGAGCATTTGGAGATGGTTTTGGGCCGCTGGTAAAAAACCTAGCTAAAATGAAGCCTATCCGTGAAGAAATGCGGCACATGGGATTGGCACTAGACACTATTACAAATGGTCGAATTGAGGCTATTGCAGATATTAACTCGTATGCTCTAGGGAATACTAAAGTTGAACGCGGCTTGGAGTATGTCGCCAATAAGTTCGGCAATATCTCACTTATCAATCAGTGGAATGATTTAATGAAAACCGCACACGCTTTGGCTATGCAATCGAGGGTTTATGATGATCTGTCGAAAGGGAAGTTTGACAATAGATTGTCTCGGCTTGGCTTAAGCGAAGACGAAGCCCAAGGCATTTATGAGATGGCTAAAAAACATGGGCGCGTAGAAAATGGTGCAAGATTGTTTAATACAAAGGATTGGGAGCGTCAGGATTTGGCTTTTGCGTGGGCAGCAGCATTGAGAAAAGAATCAGATCGAGTGGTTATCATTCCAGGACAGGAAAAGCCTTTATTTATGTCAAGGCATGTAGGTCAAACCCTATTGCAGTTTAGATCGTTTATGCTTTCGTCAACGCAGAGAACAATGCTTGCAACGGCGCAAGGGCAAGAAGCTAATCCTTTAGCTGGGGTCTTAATTATGACCACACTAGGGTCAATGGCTTATGCTTTTAAACAGTGGGATGCAGGCCGAGAAATAAGCGACGATCCTAAAGTGTGGGTTGCAGAGGGAATAGACCGATCTGGTGTTTTAGGGATTTTAATGGAGGGTAACAATACCTTAGAACGGTTCAGCGGGCACAACTACGGGCTAAGGCCTATGATGGGTATATCACAACCGGCATCGAGGTTTGCCTCAAGATCACAATATGAGGCTCTTTTGGGGCCAACATACGGAAGCGCTGCGCCAAACATGTTAAGGCTTTTCACGGCTGGAAGCGACGAGCACGAATGGAAGGAAAGCGACACAACGGCTTTGCGTAGAATGTTGCCGTTTCAAAATTTAACTATATTCAGACAAGGCGTTGATGCCGCTGAGAAATATGTCCATGAGGAATTTATAGAATGACCATTTTAGACAACGGCACAAGAAATCAATACACCGCAACAGGAGGGCAAACTGTATTTATTTATGACTTTGAGATATTCGAGTCAGGCGATATTGTTGTTTATCGCAATACCACCTTATTGAGCTTTGGCACGGATTACACCTTAACTGGTGTAGGTGATGACAATGGCGGCACGGTTGTTTTAACGGCTGGTGCTACTGCGGGTCACGTTTACACGATATTTCGTCAAACAACACCAGAGAGAATTACTGACTACCAACAAAGTGGTAATTTCCTAGCAGAAGAAATCAACAACGATTTAGACCGTATTTGGGCTGTTATTCAAGAGCTAGAAACAGATCAATCGCGGTTTTTACAAACATCCGAAATAACACAAGTTCCACTTCCAGTAACGCTTGAGGATTCTATTACAGGTAATTATTTACGCTGGAAGGACGCTAACACTGTAGAGTCTGTGAGCCTTGGCACTTTTTCCAGTGCGAATGCTGCGGCATCGACCTATGATGATTCTGACTCTACTGTCACAGCGGGAAGTGTTCAAGATGCGCTAGATGAAACGGATAGCCGTTTAGGTTTTCATAGGGTTGCTGATTACGCTGAATTGATAGCGCTAGACACTACAAATATGGTTGATGGACAGGTAGTCCATATCACTGATTCAGGCATTGCAGGCTCGGGCAATATCCGTAAAGTAGTGGGACATGGGTTTACGTCTACAAGTGGCGTTATTGTTAGGATAGATGACGATACATATTGGGAAAGGGAGTATGGCGAAAAAATCAATATCCGATGGTATTCTCCAGCGGGTGACGGCACAACAAACGATGCCTCGATAATAGATTTATTAAACGTCACGGGTAATAGTATTGATTTAGCTGGTTTGAGCTATGCTTATACAGGATCATTTTCACGTGTCGCTAAATTCTATAATGGAAATATTATCAGTAGCGTAAACGGGACTTATGAATACACTGACAACATTATTACGACAGATAAAACTATTACAGTCGGCGCAGCGGGGACTTTTTTAAGATTAGATGCTGCGCTTGATTACTTAAAGTCGCAGGTAATACTTGCTCAGGTTCAATTATCTATTTTAGATAAGTACTCAACAAAATCAGCATCCGACCCTATGGCACTAGATCAATATCTATTCGATCACCCGCAGTCTTACAATGTTGAGCTGGTTGGCCCCGCAATGGCGGGAGCAGTCCCCAGTAATTCAGATATGACGGGTACCGAATCAACGGACGAAACATTTTGTTTAGGTCGGTACAATGCCGCGATTTATTTGCATGGCACAGGTTCAAGCGGAAGTTACGGCCTAGCTTGCCCTAATGGGTTAGCTAGAATAAAGGATTTAATGGTATTTAGTGCCACTCGATATAGTATAGATTTAGGCTTTAATGGAAGCCATTTTGCTTCTGATAAAACTAGAGGTTGTATATTTGAAAACTATACCGGTTTTGGGGGTGTTTGGGGAATCATAGGGAAAGACGCACATTTAGCGTTTAATACAGATTCGTTTTTTGCCTATCAATTTGAGGGTGGCCCCATAGATTCATTAGGCTGTGTAATTAGAGCAGACGCTGCGACCATGAATCTCTATACTATTTCAGGAGTTCAGCCTTCGACTGGCCCCAAGTATGGTATTTTTGCGGATGAGCGCTCAATGGTGTATTTACCATTTAATAACGTAGAGCTATTGCAGATACAAGGATCGTTTTTGCATGGCATCTTTGCGGATAACGGCAGTTTTGTTAGCGGGGTTGACGTAGAATTTACGGGTGTTACTCAACCGCTGACAGCTTCTAAAGCCGGAGCTTATATTAAAATCACAAATCCAGTAATTTCTGATGCCGACCCTACTAACACCGCATCTGTGAGCGGCGCGAGCCAAGGCGGGTATGGTAATAATATCTATCAAGGGTCATTAATTTGTGCAGGTTTAGATGCAACAGTGGACATACATAATGGCACTATGGACAATTGTATAGCAACTAGGGGTTTGACCGCTGCTGGCGGTAGAATCTTTGTTGCTACGGGTGATATTGCTGTAGATGATTGCCGGTTTACCGTGGCGTTTGCTAACTTTGACGCGGCGGGTACCAGCCAGATAAACGCTACCTTAACAAACCCTAAATCTGGATCATTAGATCAATGTTTAGCCACTAATCAATCATCTGTTCGTGTTGGAACTAGTAGCGGCTTATCGTTTGGCCCAGCTTTGAACACCACCACAAATGGTAATCTGTTTAGTTCGAGTGCTTAAAAATGAAATACTTCACTCCACAAGAATTTATTCGAAAAGGTTCAGTAGGTGATATTGACTGGTTCCCCCGAATGTCACAGGAGCTGTTGATTAAGTTAGACTTGCTTAGGTTTAATTGGGGTAAACCAATACATATCAGTCCTCACAATGGTGCTATAGGCCGTTTTGGTAATGGAACAGGTTATCATTATGGTGAAACACACGGCGAAGTAAAAGCCATTGACATCATGCCCGAAGGTATAGAAACCTACGACGATGCACAGGCATTCATTAAGTTGGCTACCAGCCTAGGATTTACCGGAATAGGCTTTTATCCGAATTGGAAGCCAGAGTGCGGCTTTCATGTAGACGTAAGACCGGATCGAGACTACGGAAGTCCGGCAATGTGGGGGGCTGTAAACGATGGAGAAGGTCAGTATACTGTCACCTTAACCGAAGCAATGAATAGGCTATTAGCATGAGATTACCTACAGCAGATGATTTGAGATCAGACACCGTTAAAACTGGCGCATTAGCAACACTATTTGGCGCTATTGGCGCATTAGCACAAGGGCTTGGCGCGGGCGGCTTAATACCACAATCCACCGTAAACACAATCTTGGCGGTATCACCTTATGCTTTAATCGTGGTTGGCTACCTTTCGTCATATTTTCGTATTAACCAAAAGACCATTTTAAAATGAGCTGGCTTAAATTATTCTTAGGTGGGTCGTGGGCCTACCTTGTTGCTGCTGGTGGTGCTATTCTCGCGGCATTTGGCTATATTCAAAAAGTCAAATATGATACTCGCAAGGCTGAACGTATAAAAGCGGAACAGGTCAAAAGCGAGTATGAGAAAGAGCAGCTTAAAAAACGAGTTGAGCATGATGAGCAAATTGATACTCTTGATGACATTGATCTTGATCGCCGGTTGCGCGAGCAGTCTCGTCGTCATTGATAAGGTTATCTCTTGTGATAGGGTTGAGATTATATCGGTTAATCCCGAAGCGTTACCCTATCTTGAGAGAAAAACAAAGGAAGAAATCATAAGGATTAACGACTTAATTATTGAAAATTGTGGAGATTAATATGCCAGGTGGACGTGGTTCGTTAGAACAAATTACAGATAAATACATTGAATTAGCCGAGAGAGTGGATGGCTCTAACCTTGACAAATCAGCCAAAGATGTTGTGCTTGGCAAGCTGGGCGATATTATCGCGGCTTCGATTGTTCAAGATTATGAATTAGAGTTTTACGAGGACTACAAGAAGTAATGGAATTAACCGCTCTTGCAGACTGGCAAACACACCATTTAATGATTTTTAATGTTTATGGTGTTCGATTCAATTTACATTTCGTTATATGGATGGCTTTTCTAGGCTGGTTTATGTTTTGGTGTAAAGGTGCTCAGGAGCGGTTAATCACGGCAACTTTACTAGGCTTTCAGTTCCTCTATATTGCTGTGGCTTTTTGCTTAGATATTATCGATTATCAAAACGTTGGTTCTGGTAGTTTTTTAAGCTTCATATCACAAATAAAAGAGGGTCAGGAAAGATCATTAGGAATTGGACTTGACGCATTTCTCTATGCGTGTATTGATTATTTAACGATATTGATTCTTATTACAATGAGGCCGAGGCGAATAGTTGATCCTATCACCTTTGTTCTCGTCGTTTTAATCGTTCTTCATCTAGTCGCAGCAATAGTCCCGATGTCGTCTTATACAGCGTATGATATTTTATGGCATGGGTTATACTATCTTATATTCGCTATTTTGTTTCTCACTAGCGGTCGAGTGGAGAAGAAAATTGGACATATTCGGCTTTTTGATATTTGTCATTTTCTTGCTCGCCCTGATAGCTCGAAGGTGGTACACCGATGATAAAAAAGATAGTCGTAAACGGCCTCGTTTTTGATTTGTCATTTATCATGGCGACAAATGGCTATGCCAATATAGTCGCTCCTCAAGCTATACCAGAATACTCTACAATCCTTCAATTTTTTGCAGGCGTATCGGGAATACTTTTATGTCTTGGCCGTTTTATGAAAATGCTTGCCGAGGCTTACGCTATTAAAAAGCAAGCAGATAAACAGGATAATACATAAGGGCTACTTGAAGAGTATAATGTAGCTGATAGTGCTAGCAATGGCTCCAGCAATTATAGCCATATCACTAAAACCTAAAATCTTATTAAAAGCAACACCCGCAACCATAGCAATAAAGAACACTAAAACGTTCATTATATAACCATCTCCAAATTATGAATTAGCCTTATAAAGGTAATCCCTTAGCTTTTCACTCCATCGAAAAGCGATGTTTTCATTTTTTGTGAATCTGCCGCCTAAAAAAAACCACCCCCATCCATGTAGACGATGGCGTCCATAGCAAATCTTATATCTACTGCCAATGATAATATCTTTTTCGTGACCTGCTTGTTCTGTCATGCTCTTTGCTCTTTAGTTATCTTAAGTATTTTTATGTAATAAACGTCTGTAAAATCGTGTAACTGTGCATCTATGTAAGCATTATTGTAGTAGTCGAAGGTGTGAAAACGTAGGTTGTAGTCGTGTTCTATGGTTTCCCATATAAAATCAAGCGTCCCCGCAATGACATCACCCTCCCATATAACTACAAACTTTCCTTCATATCTTGGACATTCTAGGCATCTAAATTCTACCTGTGTCTGATCGTTCATTTATTTTTTCCTTTTGGTAATATTATATTGCTCTCTTATTTTCTTTAACGCTGCTCGCTCAAGCTGCCCTATAAATTGGTGGCTACATCCTATTTTATTGGCTATATCTCTCTGCGACAAAGGCTCCCCGTTGCCATTCTTTATCCAGTCATCAAAGGCTTGATCTAATCTGTCTAGTGCATTCATGCTGTGCCTCAAAAATATTATCTAGTGCTTTTTGCGCGAAATAGCCAGTTTCGTAGCATTCGCCCATACCTTCACGTATTTCTCTACCGGCTTTAGCGTCTATCACGCCGTCAAGAAATTCATTAGGGTTTTCGATTTTCTCACCTAACATCATTTCCCATTTGCTTATATGTTCTTTGATTTCTGACATAAATCACCTCGTTTGTTTTGTTTATTATTGACCCGAATCGGGGTTTTTTCTAATTGTTTTTGCCTATCGATAATCCATGCATGATAGTTTCTTTTGATGGGAAGAAAGGTAGCACTATCTGTAATCTTTGCGAGAAGGTCATAGCGAGGGCTTCAACTACGTCATGTATGATCTCGCTGTTCTGCACTTGAGTAGAGCTTTTATCGTGAAGTGCTGCCAGTGTTGGCTTATAGATTAACTCTTTGAAAAGGTTTTCAGTCCATGCGCTTTGTATAGTTCTTTGGTTTATTATTGATACTGTATCGCACGTATAACCAGAATCATTTAGCGCCTTAGCGCATTGCCGAAACCAGACATGAAGAGCTTTATTTTGTGCTGAAGTAATAGCCGTTTTATCAGTGTAATACCAGTCAATATGGAGCGTTTTTCCCTTATCAAACTGTAGGCACGCTTCCTTTTTAACAACATCAAGCGTGCTGTCAATCATTGAGTAATTAGTTAAGGTGATCACCGCTGCCTCAAAATCATTTGCTTGTAATGTGTTTTTGCTTCAAATAGCTGGCCTGTTTTTGAATCTCGCACATAACAAGCCTCATCAAAAAAACTATATTTAGTTTCTTGGTTTGATATTTCACCATAAAACGCACAATTCCTAACCGGCAAAAAGCCAAAAGCGCAAA